CCGAAATACAGTAACCGCTCGAACCCCAACTCCCTAGCACAAGGAACCGAAAACCTTGTTGCTCCCCTGCCGATGTCCAGCCTATGCACATCGGCCGTTTACACTTTGGAGCATATCCTAAAACTCGCACGAGGAGCGTGCGCTGCCGGCGCGGAGATAGTCCCCGGCATTGCATTCGCACCCCGCAGATTTGGCGGGTTCGTCTTGGGAATGCTAACACCTGGCGAGAACTTCTATCGCAATACTGCGGCCGCGATCATCGCGGTGGCACTTGCATGGAAAGCATGGATCAGCCTTGCTTCACCTTACCCTCGCCCAGAACCAACCCTCGATTCCTACTGGTACAATTACCTCGACCCAATTGTCGAAATCATACAGTCAGGACTCCGAGCTCCAGCAGGCACTTTCAACACCAAGGTGTTACTGTGCCTCTCAATCATCACTACTTCATGGACGGTCTCTTATTATCTGTCACGGTTTCTATCCCACTTTTCTCCCATTCACTTTTCTGCTTGGGTCGATTGGTGGCTACCGCCGACAACGATCACCCACGAAGTCCAAAGCGCAGATGGCAAAATCAAACGGAACGCAAAAGAGTTCCGAAGCATCTTCACCATGAGCAGCTTCATGCTCTCGAAAGCTTACCTTGCCAAGGACAACCTGCATAAGTTCGCCGCACAGCGACGTTTGGCCGCCGTCAACATGGCGCAAGCCATCGCCAAAAGACTGGGGCTCCCCATCCATGACGAAGAAATGTCGGCACGCTCGGCAAGTCGCGGCCTGGATGGCTCCCGGACCCTATTGTGCGCCAAGGACGCGTGCTCCTACGTTGCCACCGACCTGAAATTTCAGAAGACCAAGACCGGATCCCTCGTGACCCACATCGACACCCTCACCCATAAGGACCTACGCGATGCCAACCACACCCTCTCTGATGGTAACATGCATTACATCTACACCTGGAACCCAGACAGCGTTGCAGGTATGTCTGATGAAGTGCAATTCCGCTACGATGAGGATGGTAATTTCATCACCGAGGTCGAAGGTTCCGATCCTTACAGCGACCGGCTATGGGATTTTGAAGGTGACTGCCTCGTGACCCACTCATATGAGCTCTCCGCAGGCATCATCACAACTTTCTCGCTCCTCTTGGCAATGTCCATTTTCTGCTACAACGTCTACGTCAACCGCGTCTACAACCAATCGCTCTACAATCTTGGAGTGTTCTACCTGAAGACTTTCGAATATTCACTGTATTACCCCGTACCCAACACTTGCACCTTCACCAATTTTGAAGGTTACATCGCCACCATCGGCCAGGTCGTTAGCGGCCTACCCGCCTCCTGGTTGGCTGCGTTGGAAGGTGCCCGGTACCCATGCATTTCGTTCAATTACATTTCCTTCATGTGTTACACAGTTGTGCAACCCCTAGCGCTTACTTTCGAGCACTGGTCAAGCATCCTTGCCCTGCTCTGTCTGGCTGCCGCCGGGTCATACACACCCTTCTCCATCAGCCATAAGGTTATACGCTTAGACGTCGGCGAACACCGCTCCGTAGTGGTGATTGTCCCAAATTGTAAATTTAGAGGCTACGCTGCCTCTCTCCGCCCCTTCCTCTCGGAAGCCAATCTGCGCCCACGGGTCCCTACCGTGGGCACCACAGACGGTGGCCACAAGTTCCTTGCTGAAAGACGCAAGAGACCAGGTGGATATTCCGTCGCTTTTATTGATTCAATCGAGTCGCACTTCGTCAGAGACACGGTTTATGACATGACCAGATCCCTCACCACCGACAAGGGTTCGCCGAGCATCTCAAATGTTCGTGTGAGTACCAAAAACGAAGGGGATGAGGCCCATCGTGTCGCCGCTGCCCTTGCCATTGCGATCGCCATCAGAGGTGATAAGACTCAAAGCTACTCTAGCAACTACGGCTACTACTCTCTGCCCACCATCGTCCGACAAGATGATGAATCCAAGGCAGATGGTGACAAAATCAAAGAGGTCATGGCACATGGCGCCATGCCCCCGGTTGTCACCGGAGGCGCTTTCATCCACGCGAGATCCGAAGCTCAAACTAAAGATTTCGTCAAGCGCCGCCTCAAGGACCCTGCTGCTAAAGTCGATTCGACGATCTCCACAGAAATAGCTATGTACATATGCGAATTTGCTGCCCTTATCCGCAAGCAAATCGGAGGCAATCCGGGCTATTTAGAACCAATAAGCGAACAAGAATACATCGATACGCGCAACCGAAATCAACTCAACAAGTTCCATGACGTCATGCCGATCTACGACATCCATAGTTACGAAGACCGGCAAGGCTTCATGAAGCGCGAAGTCCTGTCCGACCCAACAAAAGCCGCTCGCGGAATTTGCTGCTTTCCACCAGAATCGCAAGCCCTTGGCGGCCGCATCGCCCTAGCGTATGCAGCAGCCATGAAAGCATGCCAATGGATGGCTTGCGGCTTAACGCCGTCCGAAACGGAGGAAGCCGTCGTCAGAGTCTGCGCTGGTGCCACCAGCATCACCGACACTGACTTCTCAGCTCAAGACGCCACCATTGACTATAACAAAAGGTCTATTGAGCTGATGCTGCTTCTACAACTCTTCGGCGAGGAGTGGCACTCGACCATTGAAGACTGGCACTACACTGACTACTGCGGGCGCGTTCTTTACGGCGACCGTGGTACGAAGCGCGAACCACACGAGTTTGAAGGCTCAAGAGGGAGCGGAAGCCCCTTCACCACACTAGGAAACACGCCGCTCACCGGCCTGTTTGCCTACATCGCACTACGACTGTCTGGCGAAATAGCCCAGGCCGCGTGGTCGAAACTCGGCATATACTCCGGAGACGACGGAATCACTGCTGACCTACCTCCCGCATCCTGCGACCGCGCTGCCGAGGCCTTAGGCTTTCTCGTCAAGTCCTCGACCAGCACCAAGTACATACCGTTTCTTGGTCGCCACTACTTCGACCCCATCGGTGGAAGTAACTCCAGCATACAATCACCCCTCCGCACTGCTTCTAAACTACATACTACTCTACTCAACATAGAAGAGTTCGACGCCGAGGAAACTGTCATCATGAAGGCCATCTGCTTGCAGGTGACCGACAAGAATAGCGACTTCTTTGGCCCTTGGTCTAAGAAAATCCTCGAAGACGCCGAAAAGAACCAGGCCAATAGCATCCAAAACCTTGGAGCCAAGATCCTCAAGTATCCTGGTCTTCACCCTTATTTCGCCATCACTGCTCTCAAGAGCAACTCTACGTTCCACAATAACCCTGGAGATTTCGAAGAACTTTTCGAACTCGAAATGCCAGGCTTTGATTGGAGTAAGTTCAATGCATGGCTGAAAGACGGTGAAGGTCCGTGTCCAACACTCTGGGGGCACCCAGAGCCCCTCGATTCGGACATGGAAGCCAAAGCACCTGTTACGCTTGCTATGGGCGGCGTCGAGGACCATGCCAACATGGTCGAATACGAAGCACCCAAGCTCAAACGTGATTGTAAACCTGACCCAGCACCCCAGAAGAATAAACGCCATGCGCGCTCTACGAGCGAGCAGAAACAATTCCTGGAGACGCTGAAAGAAAATGGCCTACTAGAAGAATACCGTGCCGCCAAAATTGTCAAGACTGATTCACCCGAACTTCAAAAAGAAAAGCGTCGGGCACGCAATCAGATCACACAGAAGGTAAACCCTGTACAAATACCACGGTCCCAGTAGGTCAACTGCGGGCACGCTAGTTTCACGAAGTCTGGCGTTATACTAAAAATCGTACCCCGCGGTGGTGGCGCGGGGGGATGAAATTGCGAAATATCAACTTCCCCCCTACCACAAGTGACTAAATCATGTCCAAATCCGTCTCAAAGAAACAGTTCATGGCTAAAGACAAAATCAAACCCTTGCCTAAGGATGAGAAAGAACGGCGCTGGACACAGCGCCTCTCAATGGTCCAACAATTTGGACGCTCCGCGGTCAAAGCTCTACGAACTCATGTACCGAAAGGTACCGCTGAATTAGTAGGCACCGTCTTCGGACGGCCAGACCTCGGAAGAAAGTTCGCCCACCTCACCGGCATCGGCGATTACGAAGTCAAGTTCAACAGTCTCATGCGAGGGTCAAGAGTACACCCACTGCACCAAGCCTCCTTTTCCGACATTGGCACCTCAGCGGTGCGAATGCAGAAACGCGAAGTCATTGGTCATGTCATTGGGCCAAAAGACCCCACATTATTCTCAAAACAAGAGTTCCGCCTACAAGTCGCTGATTCGCACACCTTCCCCTGGTTATCTCGGGCCGCTGCCATGTACTCCGAGTACATGGTAATCGGCATGGTAGTCTCCTTCGAATCCACCTCCTCGAATTATGCGCAGGAGCTGGCCTTGGGAGAGCTATCAATCGGCACGCAGTACAACGCTAACATGGCCGGCTACACCGAGATGTCGCAATGCCAGAATGGAGCATGGTCCACAAACGGAAACCCGTCCGAGAACTTGCACCACGGCATAGAATGTGATCCTGAACTCCAAAATTCAAGCTCACTCTACATACGCAACCCGGGAGCGATGGGACCACCTAATCTCTACGACCACGGTGTTGTCACTGTTGCAACCCAAGGACTGCCCGCCGTGGCAGCCAATAAATCCTTGGGACGACTTGTAGCCAGATACGACATTCTACTTCGAGTACCCCGTGAGCCTCAAAAGGCCGAAGATCTGATGACAATCGGCCAGATGCCCAACTCCGGTCAATGGACGGTCATCTGGCCTGCCATGACCGCTCCGCTCCTGCCAGAAGCACAAATCGCGACTATCGCAGGCGGTTACGCGGACTGGCTCATCATGCCCGACTCACCGCACGTTCCATTCACTCCTGCGTCTGGAAGCGTCGCACCTGACTCGCGGTATCTTGGAATGCTCGGCGCCATCTCCGGAACGGCTAACGCTGCAAACAACAACGACGGCCAAAATTACATCGTCTTCGCCCATCCTGGGCAGCGGTCGATCACTCTTGACCTCTTTGGCTCCACAAACAACCCATCGTTCACATTCAACGACGTATCGGGATCATACCTCGAGACTGACCTTGAACGTCGATTCTGTACAATTGACGTCGCCAACTCAGTATCACTCGGGACGAACAACATCAGGTATTCATTACTCATCACCACTGTCGGTAACGATGGTGTTCTAACCATAAAACAGAACGTTGCCGACAGCTCGGTCACATGCTACCTGGACATCAGTCCTCGGCACAGCCTTTAAAATTGTGATTCGTAATTCCTAAGAAAACGAAGTACCAAAATGAAACTCCCTGACGCATTGCTCTCCTTGTACGACGATCAACTCGACGACCTACCTAACGACAGTCATTCGATTGCCACAATACTCGAACTATTTGAAGATCCGCCCATCGGCATCACCCAACTCAAGTTCAAGTATAAACTAGTCCCACTCTGCCGCTCCGGCCCAAAAGGATGGACTTACTTTCCCGAAAACGACGACGGCACCCGGCTCGCTCGTATCTCGTATAACTCCCTCGTTCGTGGCGTCTCCGTCACTGGCCTGGTGAAGCTATCGAAGGTGGCCACTGAGCTACCAGATACCGACTCGTACACCGTCGCCGATTTCGCGATCCTAACAATCGAAAACCTCAGCAGCCACGGCCACGTCGAATATCGCGAAACATCCCCGAATTTCAAACGACGAAAACTGCACATTTGTAATTAATCACACACCGCCC